TTGTGTAGTAAAAGTACCTGTACCAGCAGTAGCATATACTGTTCTTGTAGTAAACCTACCTGCTCCTCCTGCTCCTGAATATCCTGAATAACCCGAAGTTCCTATAGAAGAATATCCTGAATATCCAGAAGTTCCTGTTGAACCATTAGTTCCAGAATAACCTGAATATCCAGAAGTTCCTGTTCCTGTTGCACCAGAGTAACCAGAGTAACCAGAAGTTCCTATTCCAGAATAACCAGAATAACCAGAATCTCCTATTCCGTCTTGTCCAGAATATCCAGAGTAACCAGAATCAGCACTGTAACCAGAATAACCAGATGCACTAGAATATCCACTATAGCCCGAAGTAGAACTATAACCAGAATAACCACTATAGCCTGATGTCGAACTGTAACCAGAATAACCAGAAGCTGCACTGTATCCAGAATAACCAGAGTATCCAGAAGTAGATGAATAACCTGAATAACCTGAAGCTGCACTGTATCCAGAGTAACCTGAATAACCAGAGGCAGAACTATATCCTGAATAACCTGAAGCACTAGAGTATCCAGAATAACCAGAGTATCCAGAAGTAGATGAATAACCTGAATAACCTGAAGCTGCACTGTATCCAGAGTAACCTGAGTATCCAGAAACGGCAGAGTATCCTGAGTAACCTGAAGCAGCACTGTATCCAGAGTAACCTGAATAACCAGAGAAAGAACTGTATCCAGAGTAACCTGAAGCTGCACTATAACCTGAGTAACCACTATAACCTGATGTAGAACTATATCCAGAATAACCAGAAGCAGCACTGTAGCCCGAATAACCTGAAGCTCCATTACTTCCTATAACACCATTAGTTCCTGAGTAACCAGAGTATCCAGAAGCCCCATCACTTCCTATAACACCATTAGTTCCTGAGTAACCACTGTAACCAGAAGCAGAAGAGTATCCAGAATAGCCTGAAGCACTAGAGTAACCAGAGTAACCAGAAGTTCCTATAGCAGAGTAACCACTATAACCAGAGTAACCGGAAGCAGAACTGTATCCAGAATAGCCTGAAAATGAGCTATAACCTGAGTAACCTGATGTTCCTATACCAGAGTAACCACTATAACCAGAGGCAGAACTATAACCAGAATATCCACTAAAAGAACTGTATCCAGAGTAACCTGAATATCCAGAATCAGAACTATAACCAGAATATCCAGAAGCACCTATTGCAGAGTAACCAGAGTAACCAGAAATTCCTGCTGGTCCTGGTGCTCCATTTAACGAAATATTCCACGAACTATAAGTACTGGACCCTGAAGTAGAAGTCACATTTACAGTCATAATTCCTGTTCCAGAATCATATGCTGTAATATTACCTAACATACTATTGCTTACATCATGAACTATTAAAACAGTTTGACCAATAGAATATGCTAATCCTGTACCAACAGTAAATGTTACAAGTCCAGTACCTATTGTCATTGAAGTTATAGAAGATGTGGTATATTTATCTCCTGCTATTCCAGAGTAACCAGAGTAACCTGAAGTTGAAGAGTATCCAGAATAACCAGAGAAAGAACTATAACCTGAGTATCCAGATGCTGAAGAGTATCCACTATATCCTGATGTTCCTATACCAGAGTATCCAGAGTAACCAGATGTTCCATCACTTCCTATAACACCATTAGTTCCAGAATAACCAGAGTAACCAGAATCTCCTGTAACTGTTGCTCCTGAATAACCAGAATAACCAGAGGCAGAACTATAACCAGAGTAACCAGAGTAACCAGAATCTCCTGTAACTGTTGCTCCAGAATAACCAGAGTAACCAGAAGTTCCATTGCTTCCTATGATACCATTTGTACCAGAGTATCCAGAGTAACCAGAAGCTCCTGCACCCGTAGCTCCAGAATAACCAGAGTAACCAGAAGCCCCATTACCAATATTAGCTATTTCTATTTCAATATTAGCTAAATCAGTTGTTAATCCGTTTACCTGACTAATATCAAGTTCTGTTCTAGACATTTATTATCCTATTGTTGTTATTGATATGCATATTTGATAGTTAGATTCCATCCAGCTTTTGTACCATATCCACTATCAATAGTAACTACATTATGAGAAATGGTGTAATCGACTCCATTAGTTAAGACAGAACCATTTAAGATTACTGTTTCAGAATCCACTACATAAGTCTTTGACATTAAAAATGAATATGTATTATCAGCAGGAATATTAAAGTAATCAAAAGTAAATCGTAATGAACTTCCACTTGGAATAGTTCCGATAGTTAATACATTTCCTGACATAGAAGCAACTAAAGTTGAACTATCAAAGTTCACATATCTGATATTGCCATAAGTGTTATTACCAGAAATGAAATCTAATACACTACCACCACCATAACCAGCAGGAATATTTTTTGTATGACGTTTGACAGAAGATTCTACTACAGGTCTTAAGTCAATCCAATCTCCCCATATTCCATTGACAACTTCAAATCTTATATTACCAGTTGGAGCATCAATCTCATGCTTTGGCATATCTCCCTTTTCACCATTAACACCATCTTTACCGGGAGCACCATCTAAACCATTGAGTCCATCTTTACCATCTTTACCGTCTAATCCTTTTCCATCTAGACCATTGATTCCATCCTTACCGTCTTTACCATCTTTACCATCCTTACCAGTATCTCCTTTATCACCTTTTTCTCCATCGTCTCCTTTATCGCCTTTATCTCCTTTATCTCCATCTTTCCCATCTTTACCTTTTAATCCAGTTCGTCCAGCTAGACCATCTTTACCATCAAGACCATCTTTACCATCTCGACCATCTTTACCATTTTTACCATCTATTCCATTGCTACCATCAAGTCCATTCTTTCCATCATTTCCAGGATCGCCTTTATCACCCTTATCACCTTTCAAAGCTTTAGGCAATACAATTTCTAAAAGAGCATTGATGTCATCACCAACATTGATAACGTCTGGTTCTTCTCCTTCAGTTACTTTTTTTATCTTTATGGATGCATTTTTACCATTGAATCCTGGATCACCCTTCTCCCCTTTTTCAGAAAGAACAGTTACCTGTGGAACAGGAGTAATAGAATGTTCTCTAATAACTTCTATTACTTTAGGTTTTTTGATTATTATATTGAATTCTGAAAGATCAATTTCTTCTTCAGATATAATAGTATCTTTAAAAGATTTCATTAATTATCCTTTACTAATTTGCCTTTGGTATATTTAAAAACTTTCTTGCCGTTTGAAATTCTATCTCCTTCTTCTAATATGTTTAATATACTATTCTTTTTTGATTCAGCAGCAGTTTCGGGTACAGGAGTTTCTGCCCCTTCAGGTTCTGGTGATCCTTCTTCTGGCTGAGTTTCTCCTGTTGGTTGGGTTGGAGCCGTTGCTCCTCCTGCTCCTCTTCTATTTACACTATAATCAGGTCCGAACGTATGGCCTATTTCTTCCTCTTCTGTTCCACCTTCATTTTGTTCGTCAGCAGCTTCTTCAATTCTTTGTTTCTTAATCAAGTTGATATCTTCATCAGTGAATCGTAGAATGTTTTCTTGTATCCATTGTCTAGAAATCAATCCTGGTTCTACAAGAGCCAAAGCATTATTAGCTGTAGATACTCTCATATCAATAACTTGGTTGTTCTTTATCTCTGAATATTCATTAGAGTTTGCATATATGTATTTGATTTTCTCTTGAATTAACGCCCAATCTTCAATAGAGAAAACATCTTTAGCAAGTAATTCTTTCTTAAGAAGATCGGTAAACATCATATTGAAACGTCTTCTTAACTTAACAATCATTTTGAAGAATCTTAGTTCTTCTTTTTCAGTATCTATGCTTGTTGATATCTGAACTCTAGCATCAGAACTTCTACGATTAAGAGGAATGTTAAGAGCTTTATAAACTTTGTTTACAAAGTAATCCATATCTTCGAATGATGTAAAGTTAGGACTTAAACCAGCAATCGATTCAACTTTTGTTCCACCACCATTTGCATCAACACTGAACCAATAATCTTCTAGGATAGATATAGAACGAGTCTTATCTTCCATTGCTCCAGTATCAAGATTGTATGTTCTCTTTTGACGATACTTAGAAATAAGAGAACGCATATATTCTTCTGCTTTAGATTTGTTTAGCTTTCCAGTAGCAACATAAAATGCTCTCTTCTCTGGACTTCTTGTGATACGATAGATAACTAATGCATCTTCTATGTTAGTTAACTGATTGATAACCTTCATAGCTTTGTTCAAGAATGAGATAGGAAACTTTCTATCCATACTCCATTGACCAGAGTTTATAGAAGTAATTTGTTCTTCAAGAAATACTTTTTCTTTATTGACATGTCTGTTAATATTATTAGTATTAGCTTCACCATAATAATATTTCTTTTGTTTTGTAGTAGGATCAATGAATGCTGTAAAAGAAAATGGAGAAAGCAATTGTAATTTCTGAATACCTTTTCTAATTCTATCATTAGAATATATTGCTTCTAAATTTAAAACTCCATCGATATACCATTGTCTGAAAAGTTCATCTCCTCTTTCATTGAAATCTAAAAGAAAAAGAATCTTTGAAAATGCTTCCTGCATCATATCTTTAATAGAATCAGGAACATCAAGATCATTCAAATTCAAAGAAATGATATCATCTATTTCATCATAGATAATTGCTTCATTACCAATTTCATTTAGAGCTAAATCAACTTCAGGAAGATAAGAAGCTTCTCTCCATTTACGAATCATTTCATTTTTCGAAGCTGACCATACACTTTGCTGACCCATCTGTGATGAACTGTAGCTGGCGAACGGATCATACATTACATAAGAACTCTCTACCTCTCGCTCAGTAGCAGTTGCGGTAGTGTCTGATGGATTTTCGAGTTCTGCCTCACGCTTAGAATAAAAAGAAAATTTTAGTCCTTCTAGTAAATTATTAATTGTTTCTTTGAATGGCATATGATATCCTTATAATATAAGTTTCTTTTATTTATATAAATAAAGTAGAAGGAGTAATCTAGCTATTGCCATAGACTAGAAACAGTAGGAGCAAATTACTGCTGTCCTCCTCATATCTATTTATAGGAGCTATATCATGTATCATCTAGTTTATCTTACTCGAAATCTAATCAATAACAAAATCTATGTTGGAAAACATTCTACCTGGAAAGAAGATGATGGATATCTCGGAAGTGGAATTGCATTAATTGATGCTATCAATAAATATGGTAAAGAAAACTTTAAACGAATCATTTTACATTATTGTTATGATAAACAACAAGCATATGAATTAGAAGCACAAATAGTTGATATATCATTTGTTGCTAGAAGAAATACATATAATTTAACAATAGGTGGTAAAGGAGTAAAGCTTCAATCTGAAAAAACTAAAAGAAATGTATCGGAAAGTAATAAAATAAGAATAGTATCTAACGAAACTAGAAAGAAAATGTCCGACAGCCATAAAGGAAAAATAAGATCAGAAGAATATAGACGAAATATTTCAAAAAGTTTAACAGGACAAACTCGTTCAGAAGAACGAAGAAAGAAAATATCAGAAACTCTTAAGGAAAGAAATAGACAAAAACGAATTAACCAAAAGGAAATTCATTTTCTGTTATAATTTCAAAAAAGAGAATACGACCTTTTGCTCTTTCTCGTTCACAATATGCTCTAGTCGCTTCCCATTTACATTGATTTTTTATATATGTATTACATCTATCTTTATATCCTGATGTCATTCTTTTAGGAACTTTTGGTATTTGAGTCTCTATGAATGGTTTGATTTCTATAATTCGTTCTGCAATTCCACCATCTTTAGTTTTAAATTTAACATAGAAATCTGGAAAATATCTATGAGGTTTTCCATCTACTGGATAGTAATAAGGAATAAAAAAATCTTCACTTGACCATCCAATAATATCTGGTCGAGCATCTAAGAATTTTGTAATAAAAGAAATTTCCCATCCCGACCTCGCCGTTATCAATTTATTTTCGGAAAGGTATCGTTCTTTATGCTTCAGATGAGGATACATATTTTGTATTGTATAATACTTACTCATTTTATTCTTTCTGCTAATTGCCAAAAGTTTGTACACAATGGAGTTAAATCTTTACTTAATGATTTATCAAACTTCCAAATTTGAGAAGGTCGAATTGCTCCATGATGGGCGATATGTGCTCCAGCATCTATTAATTGTAATATTTCATAATCAGATAGTTTAGTTACTAAAACTTTTCCTGCTTTGGCCCAATAGGAATATTCACCTTCCATAACTTTTTTCATAGTAGAAGGAGCCAACCAATGTTTAGCTTTTTCATAAATCCAATTAGGAGATTTTTTATATATCATTTCTCCTATAGAATCTTCATCGGGTTGTATATCATGTAAATCTTTTCCGTCTATCACACAAAGATAACCATATCTTCCCCATGTTTCTAATTGGTAATCATCTATAATATTACCTATCATATCTCCACCTATACAATAAATTACTGCATATTTTAACGTAGGTGTAATGTAAACTTTACCTTCTCTTGGAGTTAGATTTCTTTTTACTGTACATAAAGCAGGAGGTTGAATTCCATTTTTAATTATAGACTGAATTGCTTTTTCGTTATAAGTTCCATGATAATATTCTTTTACAATATCTTGTTCTCTAGGAAGAGACATTTCTGTTATGTATGTTTTAAATGATACCATTATGCAGTCTCAATAGTATAGTAATTATATTTCACACCAAGAGTCATGTTGTAAGGATTGTCATCTCCCGATGTAGTCTGCATACTGATTGATGAAAAAGTTTCTATCCAAGCATCATAGAAGTGAAGTTGAAATAAAGGATTGTTCTTTGGAGTTGTGATCAACATATAAGCATCAAATACTTCTTGATTAACTTCATATGTATTTGTTAAAGCATTATGAGTCAAGTTTAGAATTGACATCAACTCCAAAAATGTTTGTAGTTCTTTATCAATCAAAAGAGTAAGAGTAATTTCTTCAAATGAAATACTATTTCCTGGCATTCTTCTAGTCATAGATTGATAATTCAAATCCATTGATCCTATTGTGATACCTGGAATAGAAGTCTCTGTAGTGAACAGTTCTATAAACTTTTGGTTAGTAGGAAGTATAATCTTAAAGTTACAATTTTTTGAAAGGTCAAACATTAATGCCATAATAGTTCCTTATATTTCATCGTAAGTAATATCTTCATAGTCTGGACTTGTAACATCTTCTCCTGACATATCTCCTTGTGATCCATCTGAACTATCTGTAGTGAAATAACTATAGCTAAAGATAACAGTAAATTCTTCTACTTGATCTGTGTTATCCATTGACAATTCAATATCACCAATTACTTTAGGTTGAGCATGTTTTAAAGTATAGGTTTTAAGTAAAGTTCCATCTCTTCCTAATTGAGAAATATTAACTTCACCTTTAACATCACTATGGTTTCCTCTTATATTATTCTCATCATCAGCAATAAGAGTAAACCAATCTTCAAATTTATCTCTAAGATTCCTTCCACTATCATCATAATTATTCCAGAACGTAATAGTTACATCATCGTATGTACTATCACAAAGAATTTTATATCGTTCTCCCTGCCACCATTGCTCATGTTCTCCTATCGATCTGCCAGGAAGAGATGCACCTTTAACTAAAAAGGAATCGTCTTCTTCAAACTCTTCTAATGCATCAGGAGCATTGATAGAAACATAAAATCTATTAGGTCGGCAAACATCCGAGAGAGCATTTTGAAATCCAGCTAGAGTAATGTCGGGCATAGTAATCCTATAAAGTTTCTTTTATTTATAAGTTTTCGATTGACATTGAATTCAAGATATGCTATAGTCTTTGAAAGTAACTAAATTAAAAAGGAGAATGTATGAATCATTTACAATGGTGTTTGCTTCTTGCGTCTATCATGAATATGTTTTTAGGTATTGTCTGGACTTCAGAAACGATGCAAAATGCAATATTAAAAACAATATTATTTGGTTTGGCTGGATGGGGAGTTTTGGAACTTCTTGCATCAGGAATTGTTACAGGCATCAAGATTTTCTAAAAGAAAAAGGGAAGCGATTAGCTTCCCCTTTTATAACATAACATCTTCCTTAATGCAAGAACTATTAGTCTACAAGCTCCCAGGAATTGATACAGAAGTCAACTGTGAAATCTTCTGGTGTATCAGTAGAATCATGAGATACTTCGATTGAGCTTGCTGTTTTAGGCCATGCTTGATGGAGCAAGAACGTTTTTACTACAGCACCAACTCTATCCAATTGCTGTACCTGGATGTCGGTTCTGTATTCATCAGGAGCCTGTCTAACGTTGTTATCATCAACGGTATCTGTGTTAAGA